CCTCTGTTCATCATTTAGCAGAACGTAGAACGGAAGTTCCTATCAATGGAACATCATTTGGGAAAACATTTGAAGTAGAGATTGATCCTTATGGTGATGTATTAACCGAATGCGCCCTTGAAATTGATTTACCAACATGGCTTCCTTCTCTTCCCCTTCTTCCAGGCGGCCAATCATGTACTCCATCCACAGTAAACGGTCTCTATCCGATTACTACAAATGATGTTGCAGGTCTATCTTATGGATATGTTAATCATGTTGGATATTTTCTGTTTGAACGTATTCAATTCTATCAGGATCAGTTCTTAATACAGGAATGGAGTGGCGATGGCCTCTTAGCAAAACAAATGACAGAAGGATCGTGGAATTCAAGCTTTCTCGCACAAACGATTGGCGGACTACAAGATACGGTAGCTCTTGATACAAATGTTCCCATTGCGCGCGGCATACAGCTTCGAGCAACACCTGGTCATCTTCGTATTTGTCTTCCCCTGCCTGGCATGCAATGTCCCGACGATGCTGGATTTCCACTGGTTGCTATGGCATGGCAACGATTTCGTATTAAATGTACCCTTCGCAGATTAGAAGATTTGGTTGTATGTAGTGATTCTACGATTGTTAAACCTGCTCCATGGAATGTTCCTTCTTTTACCTACTCCTTTCCTAACAGTTCTACTTATTCTTTTGCACCCCTTTCCCTTAATAAAATTGGACAACCCACTATTTTGTTGTCGACCATTCAACGATATGTTCCTCCTGCAGTCCAAGAGACACTTCGCTCCACTGCAATTCAAATTCCCTTTCGTCGACAATTTGAAAATAATTTCACTTTTGGGGAATTGGACTATATTCCATTGGACAAAGGCGGCGTCGCCGCCGTCACACGACGCATCGATGGGCGGCATCCCACTGAACGTATGTTTTGGTTCTTTCGTAATCAACATACACTGGACAATAATCAATTAGATAATTTTAGAAATGATTACTTTGATACTCGTCCTCCTACTGCTGGTCAACCCTATACAACACCTTATGGCGCATTTTATTATCGTATGAAATTTATTATTGCAGGAAGAGATCGCGAAGGATTGCATGAACCATTTATATGGCAACAAATTGTTTCACTCGCAAAAGATGAGAAAGCAACTGGAAAAGAAATCGGTTCTATGATATCTTTGGTACGATTTATCCTACTGCCCGTGTTCCAGAAGGAACTGTTAATTTTACAACGGCTGACAGACCTACCCTCTATATCGAATTAGCAAATGTTTCTATAAATATGATACAGGCTCAACGCAAATCAGAATGCCGCGTCTTTACTGAAGGATGGGATGTGTATGAAGTGAAAGAAGGTCGTGGACGACTACTATTCGCAAATTAATAGAAATAATATTAATAGAGTGTGTTCAATGAGCACAATACGGCAATCAAAGCAATCAATGCAATCAAGAAAAAACTCTCACTTGCCGATTTGTGTAGGTATTATTACCATTCCCCATCAGAAGAAAATTAAACATGGTTCGTCCCATGTCATGAAAACATATGTTGATTGGTTTATTAACCGAGGCGTACAAGTTGTGCTTATTCCCTATGATACAACAGAACATGAAATGTATTTTAATATGGTACATGGACTTCTCATTCCTGGAGGAGAAACAGGATTTATTGTTAAAAATAAATCATTTATGAATTCCGTTGCGCGATTTATTGAACTTTCTTTACAACCCCATGTCTATTTTCCAATATGGGGAACGTGTTTTGGATTTGAAATGTTGCTCTTTGTTATTGGAGGATTTTCTAAGTTAAAACGTTATCCAGCAGACGGGTTATATCCCATTACAATAACAAAAAAAGGACGAATGTTTCGTTCCTTTTCTCCAAGCTATCTCCGCTTTTTAGAGAAAGAACCGTCTACCCTACAACATCACGACTATGCCATTTCATTGGGCGATTTTATGAAGCAACCGTATCTATCACAATTTTATAACATTATTGCAACGAGTATTGATGACAATGGGCAAGAATATGTTGCGGCCATAGAAAGCCCCTATTATCCAATTTATGGTGTCATGTGGCATCCTGAACGACAATCGAACGCAGGAGCATTTGCTGATTTCTTTCTTTCAGAACTCCGAAAAAATAAGAGAAAGCCTGTTCCTCCTTCTTTTCTCTTTTCTTCTACCTCGAAACAGGCCCACTATCTTCCTCATCACTGCACTCAATACAAACAACTTGATCATTATATCTGCTATTTCTTCAAATAGTTGTATTACATTGTATCACGCTGTATTACGTTGTATATCATATAGAATAATTGGTTATTATTGTATATGTTATTTTTGGTATTTACTGTTTAAATCCACCTTTAATCCATTCAGCCACCTTCATCGTGTCAGAGCTCTGCAAAAGAGGCTGGCACTTACCATTAACAATCGCTAGAAAGGCTGGAATGGACTTGACTCCACAATAACCTGGCGTATAATCATTTTCATCCAAGTCGCATTCGTACCATTTAATTTTATCACTTAGTCCAAGTAGGAAATTCATGTCCAACCGCTTACAAGGGCCACACCAACTAGCCGAAAATTTGCATAAGACGATCGGCTCATGTGGAACTTCTGGATTTTTCTTGATGAGGCTTTCAAAAAACTCCTGGCTCGGGAGGGGAATCATCTTGTTCTGGGGCATTGCTTTTGGATCGAAAATACGTTAATAATAATCCAGCTACCGAAATAATGGCAACTGTTCCTACTAATGTATAAGGCAACGCGTTTAAGTTGCCGCCAAATTGTGCTTCGCTGCCCAATAGTGCTTCGCTGCCCAATAGTGCTTCGCTGCCCAATAGTGCTTCACCACCCGATTGAGCTCGTTGCGTATTAGACGACGCCTGTAGCGCACCCTGTGTCGCCGTTGCCGTTAAGGGTGTAATATTTCCAACCGCACTTGCAGAGGATACAATCCCCTTAATATTCTCAGCTAACGCAGGTATTTCCTGTGCGGCCGCCTTTGCAGCATCTGCCGTTTTACCAACTGTTACAACTGCAGCTGTGACAGGGGCCGTTGCAGCTTGTACTAATCCTGTTAATGGAGTAATAAACATTTCAATGATATTCAGTACAAATTTGGGAATTAATGCAAAAAGACGCGACTTGAAACTTCCTCCTTCCTTTCCAAAAAAGTCGCCATTGTTATTGATAACACTTTCTGTATCTGTAAAAAATAAAAATAAATGATATATCCACCATCCAATTGCAATTGGCATACCAATCATACTAATCAACAGGATAACACGAATTGCACCTGTTTGGTTATCTCCCACAAGAAAGGAATCTAATCCAAAAGCTCCACCCATCATCAGACACAATGCATACACAAAGAAATTCCAATGTAATTTACTTGGCTCTTCTTTTGATAAGACACCTGCTGCAATTCCTTTTGGCCCAAGAATAGGAACACCTAATCCATATAATTTAACAACATCGCTATTAAATAGTGCGTGAGACATATCATAAATGTACCATACTCCAAAAAATAAAATGTTTATTGCCAGTTTTGCTAAAAATGTAAGAGGAGATCGTAAATATAAATGGTCCAGTCCAAAAAATCCTAATAAAATGGTTAATCCCAAGAATACCTTATAGGATAAATAAATACTGTCGCCCTTTTCCTCTTCCTTATTACCAAATAGTTCGAGTTTCTCTAACCAAAATTTAAGATTGGAGACAGTCGTTCCCATTACTGTCTACAATGACTTTTTTGGCTCAAATGACACCCGCTTTTTTATACAGTAAATAATAGTCCACCGAAACCATTAATCACACGAAATACATTATAATTGTGCCCGTACACGACAATGCGACAATTGCCTCGCTGTTCATACGGTGGCATAAGTGGATTACTTAGCACTGGATTCATTTGAATCTGCCATACAATACTATCAATTCTACTTGCATTCATTGTTCCTGTAGGCTGTACATCCTCAGGTCGTAGAGCAAATGAATAATTATAAATAAATGAATTGACCGGAGTGGTAGTATGATGGTCGTAGGGCTGTTCTAAGCGAAAATATTGAGCGCTTCTAGCCATAAATCGATCGTATCCATCCAGTTGTAGCTTTGCAGTAGCAATTAAATCCATACGTCCCGCTGGTGCATTAGAATTTAGAAAAGGTATTACCAATGCTGGTGTAGGTTCATCAATTGCCAAATTGCTATAATTAAACCATTCATTGCGATTCATCATCGCATCACGTTGTACCATAAAAATAAATTCCTTCATCGGATGATTAAATTCAACAGAAATAGTCGCCGTATTCTGCTGTGCCGTCAATGAATAGGGTGGCGTATATTGTACTTGCTCAATAATATATTCGTGAGAGGTACTTACAAATAGGCGGCGCTCTTCCACATCCAAGAAAACATAATCACCCCACAACATCATATTAACAATCTGTGAAGTGCAATCGACACGTGTGGAGCAAGAGGGCATCCAGTTTGATTGGTCGCTCGGAGGAGCTATCCAGAACAATTGCTGAAGCGGTCTCAACGTAATATTAATACGGATGGGGCTATATTGTAGAGCAATGAGAGGGATATAGAGGCCTGGATTATTACAAAAATAGAATTGGAGTGGAATCAATAATCGTAACCCTTCGGACTGTGCGCCTGGAATAAGATTAGGAGGATTGAAAGGTTCGATTCGTCCAATCATTTCATTTAGTGCATCGCGTTGTCCTGTGGGTGTTGTCAGCTGTGTCCATACTTCCATCCATTCACCTGTCTGCTTATCAATCTCTTGTTCACCCACTTCAAATGTAATCTCCTGAATCATGGCATGGCCAATAGAATTGGTATAGGAC